GGCTCAGATTGATGAGAAATCAGACATTCCGCCACAAGTTCAAATGCAACTGGCTCAAGCTAAACAGACGATTGACCAAATGCAACAGCAGATTCAAGCAATGGGGATGGACATTAAATATGGTCAAACTGTTGCTGAAACTAAGGAGCGTGCAGCTACTACTCGCACTCTCATGCAAACTACTGCCAAGGCGCATGATTCTGAACTCAAGTCGGAATCTATTGTTAATCAGGTCAATATGAAAGCAATTACCTCGCAGAATAAGACCGAAATTGATGCCATTGTTAAGATGTTAATTGCCAATTTGGACACTTCATCCCTAAAAGCAGAGATGGATCGTAGAAATGCGGAGCAATATGCTTTTGCAGAAAAAGCAGCTAGTGATGTTGGCGAAGATGGAAACCCATTATTAAACCCACAGCCTATGCAACAACCAATGCAACAGCCTCAACAAATGTCTATGGAGCAAGCTCCTATGCAGCCTCAACCCCCAATGCAAGGAATGTAATCATGCCAAGAGAGATCGTAACCTCGGAAAATCGTGAAGAATATATGGAGCAGAAGCTGGCTGAAAAAGCTGGCATGAAGCCTATGGAATCTACGGCTAAAGAACGAGCAAAAAAGATGGAAGATGAGCAATTTGAGCGAGTAATCAAACATCCTAAATATGCAAAGCTAAAAATGAAGCTCGGCAAAAAAGGCGCTATGGATGCTCTTTTAAAAGAATTAAACGATAAGCAATAATATTGTTTTATGTAAGATTTAGTGGTAAAAAAGAATTGTTGTAAATCTACCATTGGATTCAATGGGTAAAATCTTGAGGAAATCTCATGTCAGAAGCACAAGTTGTAGAAGCAAAACAAGCTAGTAATGTAGTCACTAGTGAGAATTTAACCGAATGGACATTGGATCGTCTTGGTTTAGCTACCGAAGAAGCTCCTACTGAGGCTGAAGCAGTCGAGGAAACTCCTGAATCAGAGCCAGTAGTAGAAGAAGGTGAGAGTGAACACGATCAAGAGCCTGAAGGTAAAGCAACAGAGGAACGGAAACAAAATCCTAAACTCGAAAAGCGGTTTTCAGAGCTAACTAAAGCAAGGAAACAGGCAGAAGAAAACGCTGCCAAAGCCCAGGCTGAAAAAGAGCAACTGGAAGCTAGACTTAGGGAATATGAGGATCGGCAACCTCAACAGCCTAAAGCTGATGAAAGTCCGATTGGCAGAGAACCTAGGGCAGATCAGTTTGATGATGCTTTTGAATATGCAAAGGCATTAGCGGAATGGTCGGCAGAGAAAGCGTTGTATGACAGGGATCAGCAGGAAGCGAATCGCAAGGTTGAGGAACAACGGAGCAAGTTATTAAAAACTTGGGCTGAAAAACTCGAAAAAGCGAAGCCAAATCTAGCTGATTTTGATGAGATAGTTAATTCAACTAGCGTAGTCGTTTCAGACGAAGTTAGAGATGCAATTATTGAGTCGGATGTTGGGCCTGAGATTCTTTATCATTTAGCTGGTCTAGATGGCGAAGATGCTCAGAAGTTCCAGTCCATGCCTGTAGCAAAAGCGCTTAGAGAGATTGGGAAATTGGAGGCTCGGTTTGAGAAGCAGGAAGCTGCTGAAGAAACTGCCGTTAGAAGTAAGCCTGTTGTTCAGAAGTCTAAAGCTCCTGCTCCTCTCAGCCCTATTAAGGCTACTGGAAGCGCAATGGACACACCTATTGGCTCGGATGGCGAGTTTCATGGGTCGTTTCAAGCGTGGAAAGCAGCTCGAAAAGCAGGGAAGATCAGGTAAACCCCTAATTTCTTTTAAGGAAAAAAGAAAATGAGTAATACTTTATTAACCATTAGCAAGATCACCAATGAAGCGTTGATGGTCTTGGAAAACGAATTAACCTTCACTTCCGAAGTAGATCGTAACTATGATGACCAGTTCGCTGTAGTTGGTGCAAAGATTGGTAACACAGTCAATGTCCGCAGACCAGGTCGTTTCATCGGTACTACAGGCCCAGCTCTGAATGTTGAAGATTTCAACGAAACTTCAGTTCCTGTAACCCTCTCTACCCAGTTCCATGTGGACACACAATTTACCACTCAGGACTTGGCATTGAGCCTCGATATGTTCTCGGATCGTGTTCTGAAGCCAGCAGTTGCAGCTATCGCCAACAAGATTGACCTTGACGGCTTAACAATGGCTAAAAATGCTACCTACAACACAGTAGGAACAGCAGGAACTCCTCCAACTGGCTTGATTACCTTCTTGAACGCTGGTGCTTACCTTGATTCTGAAGGCGCTCCTCGTGATGGTCGTAGATCAGTCATTATTGATCCATTCTCAAGCGCAACTATTGTTGATAGCTTGAAAGGTCTGTTTGTGCCACAAGAAGCCATTTCTACTCAGTATCGTAAAGGTCTGATGGGTCGTGATTCTGCTGGTATGAACTGGAAGATGGATCAGAACATCGTAAACCAAACTTACGGCTCGTTTGCTGGCACAGCTACGGTCAATGTGACCACAGCTACTGGCTTCTTGACAAGCGGTTGGGCTTCTTCTGCAAACATCACTTTGACTTTGACTAACGCTGTTAGCTTGAATCAAGGCGATACATTCACCATCGCTGGTGTATTTGCGGTAAACCCACAAAATCGTCAGTCTTATGGCAAGTTGCGTAACTTTGTTGTTAATACTGCTGTTAGCGGTACAGGTGGCACAATTACAGTTAATGTAAGCCCTGCTCCTATCTCTGCTGGTCAGTTCCAAAACATCAGCGTTACCAGCTCAGGCGCACAAGCTGTAGCCTTCTTCAACTCAACTGGTGTAACCAGCCCACAAAACATCCTCATGCACAAAAATGCGTTTACTCTCGCAGTAGCCGATCTTGAGTTGCCTGAAGGTGTTCATTTCGCTGGTCGTGCAAGCGACAAGGAAATTGGTCTGTCAATGCGTGTAGTTCGTCAATACACCATTAACAATGACTCCATTCCTACTCGTTTGGATGTTCTGTATGGCTGGGCCCCACTCTATCCTGAGTTGGCTTGCCGTATCGCATCGTAATGATCGCAGGGGGAAACCCCTGCTTTTTAACCAAATAAAAGGAAATAATCATGGCAAATCCAGGCCCAGCATCAACAGTAACCCCAGTCTATCTATTTAACGGCAATGCAGCAGATGGTATTGCCCTTGGTGTAGCTGGTGGCGAAATCGGCTTTTATGGCGAAACTCCAGTAGTTCAGGCTGCTGCAATTACCCCACTAGTAGGCACTACTGCTACTTTTGGTGATGTTGCTGTTGCTGTAAACGCTGTTATTACAGCGCTTAAAAACATCGGTGTAACTGCTTAATAGCTAAATGTCGTAAAACAGCCCTTCCCCAAAAAGGAGGGGCTTTTTCTTTGTGAAGGAAAGAAAATGAAACATATTATGGTCGCAATGCCAGCCTATACAGGGGTGGTTCACATGGGAACAATGCGCTCCCTCATTACAGACTTAATCGGTCTTATCAAGCGTGGAGATCGTTTTACTTTAGTTGATGACATCGGAAGCGCTGCCATTGCAGACTGCCGAGGAGTAATTGCTACTAATTTTTACCATTCGGATTGCGATGAGCTGGTATTTATTGATTCGGATGTAGCCTGGGAAGCAGGGGCATTGCTTAAATTAGTAGATCATCCAGTTGATTTAGTGGCTGGAATATACCCTCAAAGGGTTGATCCTTTGGCATGGACTTGTAAATGGGATGAATCTAAACCTCAATTATGGGCTGATCCTGAAACCAAATTATTGCAAGTAGAAGCCATTCCTGCTGGATTTATGAAAATAAGCCGTAATTGCATTGAAAAAATGATTAAGGCTTATCCGCAAGAGTATTTCAACAATAAAGCCAAAGATAATAAGTTTTATGCCCTCTTTGAATCGTATATTTTTGAGAAGGATGGGTATAACTGCAAACATGGAGAAGATTACAGTTTTTGCTATCGTTGGCGAGATATAGGCGGTAAAGTATGGATTGATCCTGAAATTGGAATGGGGCATATTGGCAATAAAATATTCCAAGGTCACTTAGGAAATTATTTGCGAAACCGATAATATAAGATTAAACTTAACTAGCCTCAAACCCCTCATTTTAGGAGCAAACATGACTTCAAATTCCAAAGCCGTAGGTGTAGCTTACGCAGATCCCCTTTTAGACAGCATTACTCTTTCAACTGGCTCAGTTCAAATCCTAGCCCTTGATATTGCTATCACAGACAATGTAACTACTACCGATGCTCCTGCTAATAGCCTAGCCGTTACCAGCAACGCTACTGGTA